GGTGCAGCCACGGGCATCTTGCCGACCCCAAGGCAACCAACGCCATCCTCAAATTCCGCAAAGCGTGGAAGCCTGACGAGTGCTGGCATCTCGGTGACGCCGTAGACCTCGCGGCCATGCGGGCGGGAGCCCAGCGAGATCCCGACAGCGGCGACAGGGCGCAAGACATGGCCGACGATTTGCTCGCGGGGCTGAGTTACTTGCAGGAACTTGAGGTCACAAAGTGGTTCATGGGAAACCACGAGGATAGACTTGCGCGGCTGGCTCACTCGCCCAACGCCGTGGTCAGCTACGCCGCTGGGGCCGTGATCGGGCGCATGGCCGATGCGATGAAGGCATTAAAGGCCGAGATCGTTCCCTACGCGGGCCTTCGCCCCGAATGTTGCCGCCAGCTTGGCGATACGCTTTTCCTGCACGGGTCGCTCTACAATATGCAGGCCGCACGCGACACGGCAGAGGCGCTCTCCTCAAATTGTGTGTTTGTTCACACGCACAAAGTGGCAATGGAGCGCGCCCGCACTCAACGCCCCTTCACTGGCTACAACGCGGGATGCTCCGTTCGGCTCGATGTGGATTACGCCAAGAACAACCGCAGCACATTGTCCTGGGCGCATGGCTTCGCTTGGGGCGAATACACGGACAACCAGTGCATTGTGCGGCTGGAGCAACTTTCCCCCCATTACAGGCTCCCCCTATGAAGTCGCGGCCCTCGACCACAAAGGCTGGCGGCAATTTGCCCCCCTCCCTCGATCCCGATCTCGCCAAGTGGTGTGCGGCCCTCGCCTCGCCCGTAGTCACAGACATAGTGCCGCCCGGCTGGCTGACCACAAAACAGCTTTGCAAAAAGTTGGGCAAGGCTGGCCCGACGATGGGCGCGCTTCTTTGCCGCGCAGTCGCCGAGGGGCGCTGCGAAAAAAAACTATTCCGCATCCAGTCGGGTCAAGTGAACCGCCCGGTGCCGCACTACCGCCTCAAATGAAAAAGCCAGCCACAAGCCAGCCTCGGCGCAAGAGCAAGCGTCCCACGCTGCGCTTCAAGGTCGATGGCGAATGGTGGAAGGTGGTTGTGGCTCGCCCGCCTGCCAAAGAGCTTTGCGAGGGCATCACGCATTACAAACGCAGGACAGTTTATCTCCACCCAAATGCCGTGGCCGGCAATCTGCTCGGCATTGTCGCGCATGAAATTGCCCATGTGACCATGCCTTGTGTGGACGAAACCCATGTGCGCGATCACGAGCGAATCGTTTCTGTGGTCACGGCTTGGGTGGCAAACCAGTTTTGCGACGGCAAGATTTCTATTGGAAAGCACAAGGCGTCGTGACTTTCTGGCCCTTACTCGTCACCACCGCCTGCTATCTGTGGACGGCCTGCGGATTCTGGAGCCAAGGCCAGCCAGCCCTCGGCGTGTGCTTTCTGTTCTATGCGTGCGCTAATGGCGGTTTCATGGCGATTGCTTTGGGGTGGCGTTAATCGACTCCCGCTCCATCTGCCGCCGCCAATCAAAACATTCCCGCTCTATACCTTTTCGGGGCGGTTATTCTGGCCCGTCTCTGTAGCCGCTTCTTCGCTATACCCGTGCGGGAACTTGTTGCAAACCGTAGGCCAGTGCCAAGAAGTGCATACAGTTTGTGACAAGTGATGCGTTTTCTATCCGCTTCTTGCACAATGTGCGTAAAAATTAAGCTATTTTCGACACGTCCCGCGAACCTGTCGATGGTATCGACAAGTTCGCTAGTATTGTTAAACGATACCGCCCTGCGCTTGAATAGCTGGCCGCGCTATTAAGGGTTCCGCAGGCGCAAGCGCGCTTGGACTACCGCGCAGATTGTATGCGTTTGGGGCGGGGCCGGGCATTGTACCCGTAAGGCAACCTCGGCAAAACGCCTTGTCGCTACCCCGCCAAAGCTGCGGCCAGATAAGTCCGAAAGCGCGTTAGCTCGCTCGCTTTGAGGTCATCTTTCCTCCCGGGGCTGACGGTGCGGTGGTCGGTCACGTCGGCCAAAGTGAGTCCGTATTTCCGCATGAGCGGCACGAGGTATTCGGCCATGCTTGCCATTTCTGCCGCTTCCAGCGCCCGCTGGTTGGTGTCTCCTTCAAACGCAGCGCCGACGCTCCAACTATTCAAGTCATTCCGCCCGCGCCATCCGCTTTTTCCTGCGTGCCACGGCCTTTCATCGGGGTCTGCAAGGACGGTGCGGCGTCCGTCCTTCGCCACGATGCAATGGTAAGACACACGGGAGGCAGGGTTCATGCACCACGCCACCGATCCCCCGTAGCTGCCCGAAGTGTGATGCAGGACGATAGCTTTTGGCGCGATACGCCGCCCCTGCGACACGTTCGGCGTGTTGAGCAGTTTTTCCGGGTAACTCTTAGGGCTTTTCGCCTTTGTGGCGGGGGCGCTTTTTGGTGGCGCGCTCGGCTTCTTTGGCTCGCTTATCGAGGATGACTTTAATAGCGAGGAGGAGTTCGGCGAGATCGACGGTGGGCCATTTCGCAAGGCCGCGAATAAGTGACTGAACCATTTGAGCGGGTTCACTTCTTGTAGCCGCTTAACGGCTTTTCCAAATTAACGAAAAACTGTTTCGTTTCGAAATTGTAGCCGCCGCCGAGCTTCATGCCCGCGCAACCGCAAAGCAGCAGCGCCACAGCCAGCAATGCGAGGCGCATCACTTCTGCTTGCGGAATACGTTGACCAACCCGACGAGCGACAAGCCGAGCGCAATGATTGCGTTGGATTGTGACGGATCGAGGTGAACGCCAGCGGCGGTAAGCAGCATGATGATGCCGCGCCAGGTCGAATCTTCTTTGAGTCGGTCGAACAGGTAGTTCATGCCCCAACCGGGGTGTCAAAGCCTACCCGCTCAATGCGAAAGCCCGCCGAAGCGGGCCTCGATCTCTTCCCGGTCGTGCCGAGTGAGCTAAGATTGCAACGCGGCCACGGCCTCCGCGCTGGCCTCTTCAAACGCAGCCCCCGGCTGGCCGTAGCTGGCCGCAGGCGCGGGCGTCGGATTCATCGCCCAGCCAAGCATCACGCCCTCCAGCCACTGCTTGCAGGCGGTCATCTTCGGGCCCAAGGGCTTGCCTGCTTGGAGCAGGGCCATCTCAAGGCGGCTGAGTGCGGCAATCTGGTAGGCGCTGAAATACTTGGCGACCACTTGCTCTGCCGTAAAAGTCTCCACAAACGGCACAGGCGGCGGCGGAATCACATAGCCCTCATCCACAGGCAGGGCGTCTTCGATAGCGGCTTTCACCGTGGCCTCGTCCAGCGCGTCGAGTTCGGGGCCGTCCTGTTCGTAAATGGTGAGCCTCGTCGGCCAGCCATGCTCGCGCACTTCGACCTTGCCGCTCTCGTCGCGGGATAGCTGGTAGGACAGGCCGTGCCATGTTTTGCCGTCTATGCTGCGGGGTTCGGCCAAGAGGACGTTGTAGATTTCGAAGGAGTTCATATTAGGCGACTCGGTAAAATGCGGTGGCACGCCATTGGATCGTTTCGGAGGCCGCGCCCGTGACTTCCAGTTGCAGGGCTTCGTTGGTATCGTCGGCAGTCAGCGCAAACGTCCACGACGGCGAGCCTGCGCTCTGGTCAGTGCCGAGCGTCTGCACGCTGCCGATGAGCGAAGTGTTGTTGCTGCCATCGCGGCGGATACCGAGGAAGCGGCGGGCGACCAGCCATTTGTCGGCGGTGTCGCTGCGGCGGGCGACGAGTAGGATGTCCACGGCGAGGGCGGTGCTGGCGGCGATGGTGAAGCGGTTCGTTGCAGTAGCGTCCAAGTTAAGTATGGTCGCCGTGTTGTTTGTCGTTTGCCCGCCCCAGTAGACTGAACTGAATGGGCGAGTCGCAAACTGCGAAATTAGTGATGCGGTGACTTGAAATCCGCAGCCAACGGCGTGTGTCGCGGTGGCGCTAGTTTCGCGGCCCAAAGCCACAGAACCAGTGCCAGATGCCGTTGTTACATAACCACCTATTGCCATTGAATAATTTCCTGTGGCACTTGAGGCGTTACCAATAGAAATTGCCGCAGAGCCTCCTGTTGCCGCAGCAGCAGTGCCTATGGCTATGGCATTGTTGTTGTTTGCGCTCGCGCCACCTTCTGCATCAATAACGATTGTCCCACGCGATGACGCTGTGCCGTTGCCGATATTGATTGCATACTGGCCGCTTGCCACGCGAGTTGCTGCATCGCGGCGGGTTTGGATATTAATGGCATCCGATCCCAACGCCGTAGTCGAAGGCGCAAGCCCGACAAACATAGACCCCGCTCCGCTGGGGCGCTCCAAGGGGTTTTGATAGACGAGCTTTCCGCTGGCATCGTTCCACACCACGGCAGGGTTGGCGCTGTTGATTAAGCCGCCGTCCACGCCAGTAATGTTCGCCCCCGAAACGCCGAGGACATCCGAGGCCGAGGACGCTGCGCCCGTGACGCCGCCGCCCGCTGCCGCCGCCCACTTCACTCCCAAAGTCTCCGCCGAATCGACCGTAAGCACATGGCCGTTCGTCCCGCCCACAGGAAGCCGCGCCACGGTGTCTGCCGCCGAGGCGACGAGGAGGTCGCCTTTGGCGTCCACGATGGTTGCAGGGATGCCCGCGCTGACGGTGGAAGACAACTCCCCAGCCGAAAGCGAAAGGCCCGATCCGATGGTAATCTCCTCGATGGAGCCTGTGCTGCTGCTTGTGCGGCCTAAAATTCTTGCGCTTGCTTGGGTGAGGCCGCTGGTTGTGATGGAGCCGCTGGCGGCTGCGCCTGTAACGTCTGCGACAACGTGGGTGTGGTTGCCTGCGGCTACTTGCGTTGATCCTGTGCCGACAGGGAGGCGGGCTACGTCGAGCGTGCCGCTGGTTACTTTGTCTGCGCCGTGAGCATCGACGGGGACGATGGCCCAAAAACTACCGCCAGTTTGCCATCTAAAAGTAAACGAGCGACCTTCGTTATCTTTCGTTCCAAGGTCTGCAAGCGTTGATCCTCCTGCGCTTGTCTTTACAAGAATGCGACCGTTGGCAATGCTTCCAGAGCGAATCAACTGAAACAAATCTGCATCTTGGTTGCCCGTGGTTGGCAGGAGGACTTCGGTGTCGGTGCTTAGTGTTGTCGAAATCGTTATGCGGCGGGCGCGACCAGTTGCCAAAGTTGTAGGTGACGCCGAAATTGCTTCTTCAAAGACCGACCATTGAAATATGGCCCCAATATCACTCGGAGCCAACGCATCCGTGCCGCTCGTGGCGTGGGACGATTTGTGCGCAAGGGTGCTGCTCGGTGTCCTCGCATCGCTCAACCGCGCATCGTCGCCAGCGCAAAAGCTCCCTGCCGCCGTGCCGAAAGCCCCCGCCTCGACTACGCCGTTGGTGCCTGTTTTGAGCGGGAGGTTGGCGGTGGTGCCGAGTTTGAGGTCGGACGCAGCCAAAGCAATTTCATTGAACGTGCCTTGTGCGTTTTCCTTGGGAACCTTGATGTCGTTGAGTGCCATATTATTTTACCACGCTGCGACAGGAACGCGCTTCCAATTATTGACGCCGACACAGATGTAGAAATAAGGATCGGCATAGGCGATTTGGCCTGTGCTTCCTGATGTTGTCGGTGTTGTCGGGGCCACTGGTTGCCACTCCAGTTTCACGCCAAGATAGGTGTCAAGACGCTGTGCGGTTCCGCTTACGCGACGATAGATAAGCTGTTCAGCGTTAAAGGTGCGGTCGCTTCCGTCTGGTGCTTGCGGTGTGGTCGTGTTGCGGGTTAGCTGGACGCCGCTGCCGTTGTCGCCGTTGGGAAGCAAGACGCCTGTAACATCGTATTCTTGCACGGCATTGCTTGTGGCGGGGAAATTGCCTCCCACCGCAACAATGCTCCATCCGCCGAAACCGTTTGAACCATCGGACACTAGCGAAACGGATTCGCCGCTTGAGAGCAGCATAGCAAGTGTGCTGTATCCTAATGGCGAGCCTCCCGCCATTTGTCCTGCTGCCCGTATGGTAAATTGACCGACCGACGAACCTCCCACGAAAGCCGCGACTAATGTGCAGATGTCACCGTTTTGGTTTCCGCTGTAGGGCAGCGTTATATTTGCAACAGTTCCGCCCGTGGCCGTGAGATAGCGCAGTTGGTTGCGCGATGCCGTGAGAACCGTGTCGCCAGAGATAGACGGCGATGAAATGTTTGGAAAGGCAATCGCGTTAACATCCGCCGCGTCCAGCGTCACCGCGCCCGTTTCCCCATTCACGCTGGACACACCGCTCGCCGGGGCTGCGCCCCATTCGGGGGCCGTGCCGCCGCTGTTGACCTTTAGAATTTGGCCTGCCGTGCCGATGGGCAGGCGTTGTGCGGATGAAGCGCCTTGATAGAGAGTGTCGCCTTGGGTGGTGAGCGTGCCCAGACCGCTGCCCGTTGCGCCTTGCGGGCCTTGTGGGCCTTGCTCGATGACCTTAATGACTTCGGTCGCCGCGCCTGTGCGTATGGTAATCGTTTCGCCCATGACGTTAGCGGGTGATTTCGCGGCTCACCACGGCGCGGCCCTCCATCAGCCTGCGGACAGCGCCGGATGGGTTGACCACTTCCAGATCGTAAAGGTAGGTTGCTGCTGTGATCGTGGCAGACGAGATGGCCGAATAAGACAATCCGATCACGCCGTTGCTGGCGGCGGTCATTGTGCTGGTCGCGGTAGAGAGCGAAACGGTGGGCGATGCCGCTTCTGCCGTGGCGCGAAGCATCATGCGCGCCGTCCAGCCCGTTAGGTTCACGGGCTCGCCGTCTGCTTCCCAGAGCAGGGTTGTGTCCCAGGTCTGGCCCTGCGGCAAACAGAGATCAACTTGCGCGGGGCACTTGCCGTAAAGTTCGCTCATTTGTTCCTGTCCCTCCACGCTTTGCCAAGTGCTAACACGGCGATTGCCAAACCGCATCCAAGCGTCCCAAGCCTCATGCCCGTCTCTAAATGCGGAAGCAGCGAAACGATCACGCTACCGAGTGAGGATGCCACGGCCACCGCAGGGCGGGTCAAGAAATCTGAAAGCTCGTGGATCATTGCACCGCTTGCAAAATGCCGTTTGAGAAAACGAGCGTGTTGGTGTTGTTGGTTCCGACTACCGACACCGATCCAGAGAACGGGTGGTTCGTGTCGGTCGAGCCCGACAGCGCCCGCATTGCCGTGACGTTGCTGGTGTTGGTGAGGGCTGCAAGGGGGAGTCCGAGGTTGGTGCGGGTTTGCGCTGCATAAGGATCGTTAAAACTTATTGGAGCTAAAAAATTCACCACAGCATCAAATGCTTCAATCACATTAGAGTTCGGGCCGCGAACACGCATAAAATAATTTGTTCCATTAAAGGCTGTAGAGAGTTGCCCAAACGATCCAACATTTATGGTGGGGAATGTGCAAGACCCTAGACTAATAGAACCGCCTGTTGGAGCAGAAATGGTTCCACCTACCCCAAGTAAAATTGATTGAAATTGAGCCTGATCGTTTGTACCAAGACCAATGTCCGTTCTAAAATTCGTGACATTGGTGTTGGTGAGCCATGTCGCGCCGAGTCCCAAATTTGTCCGCACCTGCGCGGCAACCGTGTTGGTTGAAAAGTTAAACGCATTTGTCCACACCACATTGGTCGCCGCGATCACTTGGCCATTCGTCGTATTGTAGCCGAGCGATTTGATCGTCTGCCCGTAGCTGGTGGCCGCGCAGAGGGTGGCGAGGAGGAGGGTGAGGAAAAGGTGTTTCATGTTATTGCTTGGTGGCGGTCAGGACGCCGTTGTTGTCGATGGTAATGGCGTAAACGTCGCCATTGCCCGAGATCATGTTGTAGCCGGAAGACCCGACGGGGATTGGCGTGGGGCTGGCGCTGCTGACGATATCGGCTGAGAGGGTGCAGGAGGTCTGGTAGGTTTGGCGCTTGCCGTTGCCGCTGACTTCGATTTCTAGCTTGGCGGTCGTGGTGCCAGAGGCAACCAGGGCGGCGATTTCGTTGGTGGCAAAATTGACGTTGGCTTGCAGCCCGGCGGCGGCGAGCAGGGTGGAGCCGACGATGGACACGTTGGCGTAGTCGCGGTTGGCCGAGCCGTTGGCGAAGGTCAGGACGTATTCCTCGCCGACCGATCCGGTGACGAGAATTTGCGGGGCGCCGTTGATACTTAGCCCGGCGGCGACCAGGGCCGCTTGAACGTCAAGGGGCGTGGGGCTGTGCCGCAGTTGGCCCGTGGTGACGGCAGGAAGCGAGACGGTGCCGCCGCCTGACGTGACCGAGGCGGTCAGGGCTGTGGTGCTGTCTGCGGTAGAGGCCAGCGAGAAGGCGTCCTTGCTGTTGCGAATAACGAAGTAGCTGGAGCCGTTGGCGACCGAAGAAGCGGTGAGGCTGAAGGCGGTGAGGCTGACGGATTGGCCGGAATAAAGTCCGTGGTCAGCGGCGGTGAAGACATTGGCCGAGACGGAGGAGACGGTGACGTTGCGGCTGGGCAGTTGCAGGGCGAATCCGCCCGTGGCCGGCGGTTGGCTGAAGGTGATGCGCTGCTGTTCGTCCGTGCCGCTTCCGCCTGTAACCAAAGAAGTGACGGCAACGGTTACGGTGGTGGGGAGGGCCGTCCACGAAGCCTGCAAGGCGGCGGGTGTGGTGGTGCCGATGGCAAATTTGACGGTGTTGGCGGAGTAGTCGAGGAACTCGTAGGGCGTGTTCAGGTCGCCGGTGGGGCGGAGGAAAAACAACTCAACGGCCTCAACGTCCTCGTCAAAAAACAGAGGCGTCGAGGCGTCGAGGGTCGAGCCAGGCGACGAGACAAAAGCGCGCCGTTGGGTGTCGAGGTAGAACTTCCGGGCTTCCACGCCCTCCCGTTGGTGTCAAAAACTTATGCGTCAGGAAGGCGCTGGGCAAAAAAGCGGTATTTCGCGGGCTGGCCGTTTTCGCACACGTCGAAGATTTTATTTCCGACCAAGCGGAAGCCGTCTTCCGAGGGTCGCTCGATGATGTAGGCGGCGTTGTTGCCCTCGACGGGCAGCGGGTAGCAAAGGCCGAAGTTTTTGTCCAGGTCGCTGGCGCGGATGACAAAGGGAGGCGCTTTGGTCGCGCCGTCGCCGCCAGGGCCGGAAAGCTGGTCGCGGAATTTGCGGAGCATTTACTCGTAAATGAATTGGGCGGTTTTGTTGATTCGCACGATGCCCGCCCGCTCTTCGCGCGTTTCGTTCAAAAGAGCCCTGGGGTAAACGGCAATGACGGTTTGTCTGTTTACAAAACCTACTTCAGTGGTTGCTTGTCCCTCTTCTTGCCCGGCAACACCGCTTCGACTAATGACCCCCGCGCCGCTTCTGTTCCAGATGTTTACAACTTTGGGCGTCGTGGCGGCAAAAGTGAAATTCTGCCCGCGCGCAATGACCGTGCTGGCCGAGGTGGTTTCCGAGGAATAGTCGAAAGAAAAAGACAGGGTTAGGTTTTCCCCGTTGACCAAGCGTTGTTCGGACTTGTTCAAGCTGCGAGGCGAAACGTCGACCTTGCGCTCAACCACCGGGGGGTTGACGGCGCCGACCACGTTGACTCGAACAATCCAAAGTCCTCCACGTTTTTCAACGGAACGAGACTCAACAAAAAGGCCGGACAGCCTAGCCCCCCCTAGAGATGGAATGAGCGATTGGTTGAAGGCGGAATTGACTGCAAAGACGCCATAACTCGAATCGGGCACGAGAAAAGACGCCGCGCCCGTAACCAGCCCGTCACTGGCAATGTTGGCCGAGGTCTCAAACGCGCGGCTCGTGGAGGGATACCCCGATTTGTATTGGACGGTAGCAGGCATGGGGGGCGATTTAAGATTTCAAATTGGAGATTTCAGAGGTCATGCGACAAGGATCGGGCGCTCTTGGATTTTGTTGAGTATTTGCTTGAGGGTGCCTTCGGTAGCCAGGCCTTTGTCATTGCCAGCCCCTCCGCCGCGACTCGCGGGCTGCTCCCCGCTTCGCCGCTCTTCGTCTTTTGCTCGCCGCTCGCTGTCGGTGAGCGCCTTTTCTCTGGTGCGCTTTTCAAATTCTTTGCGGCTGTCGCGGTCTATGCCGGTCATGCGGCGATATTTCTCGTAGGCTTCGCCCATGTTCCCCGCGTCGTATTGCTCTTTGAGGAATTTGGAAATGTCGGCCCTGTCGCGCACGTCTTGCGCGGCCCTGTCGGCGCGCTGCATGGCCTGCCCCGCGGCTTGGTAAAAGCCGCGTTCTTGCAGGCTGCTGGCGCGTTCACTGAAGCGGGCGGCGGCGGCGGCGGCGCGCATTTCCGTCTCGTAGTCTTTGGCGGTTTTCGGCGCGGGCGGGGCCATGCGGCTACCTCCGCTCGATGCGGCAGAAGATTCGGCGCCTTGGGCTGCGCGTTCGGCGGCTTTGGTGGCGGCGAGGTTGGCGGCGGTCTCGAAGCTGCCGGTTTGATCCAGGGCGCGCTCAAAGTCGCGTTGCTCCTCGAGGGCGGCGACGCGGGCTTTGTCGCCACGGAGTTTGGCCTCGATCAAGTCGACCTCGAACTGGGCGTCTTTGATGGCCTCTTTGCGCTTGGCTTCTTGTTGCTCAAGGAGGCGTTGCTGGCGCTCAAGCTGGGAGGTTTTTTCTTTCTCCAGGTTGTTGGCGGTGCCCAGATCCTCGTTCATCGCGGCGGCAATGTTCTTGTTGCCCTTGAGCTTGTTTTGGATTTCCTCCATGCGCTCGGCGATGAGGCGGGCGGCTTCGGCATCGTTGCCGCCGAGCAAGCCTTCGCGTGTTAGTTGGGCGATGGCTTGGGCGCGGAGTTCGATCTCTTCGAGTTCTTTGATCGTTTTGAAGCCGGCGCCGCCCAAGAAACTGCCAAGTCGTTCCGCCGGGTCGATGACGAGAGCCTTGAGCAAGGTTGCGCCGAAGATGGTGGCGCTTTGTTTGGCCTTATCTAATTCGTCGTTGGCGCGAGCCAAAGCCTCAACAGTTTCGCTGGACGCCGCGTTCACGTTGCCCATTTCTTCGGCCAAAGCTGAAAAATCAATGCCTGCCGCTTTGACGCCGATGGCCTCGAACAGTTCGGACATTTGCCTGGCATCGCCATTGGCCGCGCGTTGTGCCTCGGCCACCATTTTGATCCGCTCTTCCAATCCTGCGGCGGCAAATTTTGCAGGATCGAGGCTGGCCCGGGCAAAGGCTTCGGCCATATCGCCGCCTTCGCGGGCGGCTTTGTTGGCCGCCACGCCGGCACGGATCATGGCTTTGTTGACGGCCTCCACGCTGGTGCCCACCAATGCGGCGGCGTTGCCTATTTTCTGAAATTCCTCGGCGCTGATGCCGATGCGCCGCGCGCCGTCGGAGATGTCATCCATCCTTTTCAGTAGTCCGGTCATGGCTCCCACGACAGCGCCGCCGGCCAGCAGGCTTCCTACGCCGGAGAAGGCTTGTTTGATGCCTGCCGCGGTGGATTGGGCCGCAGCATCGACCTGGCGCATTCCGCTCTGGAATTGCGCGGTATCAGCCGAGACGTTGAACCGAATGGAGGAATCCACGGCTAAAAGAGGGTGTCAAGAATACCGACCGAGGTTGGGATAGCGGTCGAAGACACTGGCGATGACGCCTTTGGCGGCAAGTTGCACTGACTTTTGGAAATAGTTGGCGCGGGCGTTGAGGGCTTTGCGGAAAGCTAATCCGGCGCGGGCGTGCGGGTTGGTCTTGGTCAGGCCATTGACGAAGCCGATCCCGTATGCGGCGCCTTTGCCGGATTCGACGGTTTGCACCATGCCGCTCAAATCACCGCGCTTGTGATGCTTGGCCGAGCGGACGTAGCCCGGGGCTTGCACGTTGAGGCGCAACTGGTCGGAAATGTGCAGCCACATTTTGGCAGCCAGCCCGCGCGCGCCGAGGCGCTCGTTGAGTTGGCGCGCGCGCTTCTCTTGGATCTGCCGCCAAACCCAATCGGGGTAGCGTTTGGGCTGCTTGCTGCCAGGCAAATAATAGATCAGGGGCGAACGAGACCGGCGCTCGGCTGCGCGCTTGATAAGGTTCGATTGCTGTGCTGGCGTGTATTGTTTGCCGCCGTAAGACTGCGGGCCGCGATAATCGTCGTTGTCCAAGACCATGCCCGGGCGCTTGCTTGCGTTTTCGCGGATGCTTTTGACTGTGGCCTTCTTAGTGTTGCGGACGGCCGAGGTGAGTATGGAGCCGAGCTCGTGACGGATGACGGCCTCGAAGTGACGGCCGCTCATTTTGCCGAGCTGTTGCACCGCTTGGGAAAAGCGTTGCATGGCGCGCTGGTCGGCCGTGACTTTGGCGGGCATACTTAACCGGCGGCTGTCAGCGCATCAGCCAAAAGCTGGTTGATGTCGCGCTCGACGGAATTGGCCGAGGTGAGCCAGCGCGGCTTGATGCCGAGTTGCAAATCGTCCCAGACAAGCAACTGGTTAAGCACGGCCAGGGGGAGTTCCCACATGGCCTGCTCGATCCCGATGCCGTATTTGGCGACCCGCGCCGCGAGGCAAATCTGCCACGCCGGGCGAGCCGTCAGGCTTTTGGGCTTGCGTCTCCCGATGGCGCGATGGCCGTGATGGTGGCCGCGACTTGCTCGATCTGGCGGGTGATGTAGGGCACGAATTTGAACACGTCTTCCACCGGGCGGGCGTCCATCCATTCGTAGATGTCGCCGCGCAGATCGTCTAGGGTGGCAACTTTGCGGCGGATGTCGGCCAGTGGTTTGCTGTGCAGATAGACAAACGAGTAAACGCTCCAGGCGTAGTCATCGTCCTTCTGGCCCGTGACAAAGCTGTTGCCGAGGCGGGCCAGCAGGCTCCAGGTGGCCGAGGTGACGGGCCTTAGATTAAGGCCATTGACAGTTTCGTTGCCAGACAGCGCGGCGGCTTCCAGCAACCCTGTTCTTTTTTCCGGGTCGATATCCATATCGACCGCGCGGGGGTGTCAAAGGGGCCATGCCGCAGGCGGCATTTGAAATTTCAAATTGGAGATTTGAGAGACTTTAAGAGGGGAACGCTCGTAGTTGGGCGCCGGTGGCAGTGTCGTAGATAGGCCCGCCGCCGTCTTCGGGGTCGTAGGGCCAGTATTCGGCGGGAGTCATGTTGACCGTGAAGTCTTGAAAGTTGTCAGGATTAGGAAAGTTGAGATTGTAAGGATTGACTTGCCAATAGGTTAAGAAGCTGTATTGAAGACGACCTGTCTTGGTTACCAATCGCGGCCATATAATGGAGCCGACGCCGCTTCGAAAAAAAGTTGGTGCGTATCTATCCCCCAACTTCCAGACAGCAGTCCACGGCACCGTTATCGCCAATGTGATGTTGGCGCCGGACGGCCACTGCTGGCCGTATAAGCCGTAGTTGTATTTGCAAACAAGCTGTTGCTCGTCTTCTTGTTGCGATACGCGCGTGAAAGTCCCTTCGGTAAAAGCCCAACTTTTTACGCGCCAAAAAAACTCAACCAACTCTGCAAAGGTGTGCTGATTACTTGTGAAATAGCTATTTATATAATCTTCAGGGAGACTGGTCTTTTCAAGGTCTACAACAACAAGATCGCGCGGCAGCGAGTAGAGTGCTCTTACGCTAGACATACTTTTTGCGCCGGGAAAGTTTTGGAACGGCAAACAGCCCCAAATGTCTAGCTCTAGCCATAGAGCCGCTACATGACCAACTGCGCCACCTGGCGCTTGGTTTCGGCGGAAAGTTTTTCGTCGGCCAGCATGACGCCTCCTTGCGGGAGGTTGACCATGACGAGGCGGCGGGTCTTTTTGAAAATCACATCGAGGAGGATCTCGCGGTTGTAGAGCGCGGCGCGGGCGCCAGGGAGGTCGGGCAGTTGGTCGCGCAGGGCTTCGCAGGCTTCTTGGCTTTCGAGGATGGCCTCGACGATCTTGCCGGTGGGAACGCCGGCCGCACCGTCGCAACTGAACCAGTAGTGGACAACCTCGCGGCCTTTCTGAACCACGCGGCTGATGGGGTCTTGCTGGCGAAGTTGGACGCCGACCGTGCATAGGCACGAGGCGACTTTGGTGTCGGTGGTGGCGTAGTAGGCTGCTTGCATAATCTGGATCTCTAGGTGCGCCTAATGGCGCGGCTTAGAAGCCGTGGTTGCTCGCGCCGATGGTGACTTGCTGGAAGTCGTTCGGGGCGCGGGACACGGCAACCGAATCAACGAAGAAGGTGCCGGTGACGCCGCCGAGGCCCGATGTGGCGTTTGCCAGGGTGATGGACGCGCCGATGGTCGGCGTGGCGGCTTTCAGGAAGCCGCTCATGGAGGCGACAGACTTTTTGCCGTGGTAAGCAACGGCCACATGGTCGCCGTCCTCGTCAACGACAACGGTTTTGTCGCTATCCGAGACCTGCGAGAAACTGGTGAAAACGGCAACGGTTTCCGCCGAGCCGCCAAAAGTGATGTTCGTGAGTCCTACGATTGTCGCTGCCATGATGAACATGGCGCGGTGTCAACTTAGCGGCGCGTCGGGGACGCCGCGCCCTACCTTCGATAGATCCCGGTGCGTCGGCCTTGCTCTTGCTCGTAGCCCTCAAACGCAGCGCCTTCGATGGACGCGGCAACGGCTTTGTCGGCCAGGCAATCGGGCCAATTCGGCAGGCGGATCACGCCGTCAACGGGCTCAAGGGGCGGGAGTCGGGTAGGCTTCGTTGCACCAGGCTCGGAGGTTGAGGCTGCGGCGGAAGCTGCGCGTTTCGTTTTCATAGGATACAGGGTCAAACTCGATGCCCCAGACTTTCACCAGGTCGGTGGCGTTGAGGTTGGTTAGGAAGTTCGGGCCGTCCACGTTGGCCCAGAGGTCGTGCCAAAGCTCTTTGAAGCCGGCCGCGCCTTCGTCATCGTCGGCGCTGTCGGGCAGGCGGCGTTCGTTGCGCTCTTCGTCCGGCGTTTCGTCGGCGGCTGTGGTCAGGGTAATGCTGACGCGGGTGTTCCACGTTTGCATCCCAAGCACAAGCTCATCGAGCTTCTCGGCCCGAATGGCGATCATGGGCAGGCTGTCCTCGTCGGATTCGTCGGCGGAAGTGATGCGGCAGCCGGCAAGGTTGGCGTCGGCGCTCAAGACCGTATCCACGGCGCGCTCGAGGCATTCTTCTAGGCTGTAAGCAAGGGCGCTCATTTGCTGTCAGGGCTTTGCAGGGTCAGGTCGATGGTGGCGGTGTCGGTGTCGATGCCGGTAATGCGGTAACGGCGGTCTTGGAATTTGACGAT